TTAAAAAAATAATGGAAGCAATAACCAAAGCTCTAAACTTGGATTTTTCTGGGCAAATTTCTTTGAGTATTGATTTGGCCAAAAGTACAATCAGAAAAATTAATAAAGTTATTGAAGATATTGCTGACGCGGTTGAAAGTGTTTTACAATGGGTATTCTTCGCACAACAAATTATCGAATTGATAAACTGGATTAAAAGTTTACCGGAAAAAATTAAAAATTTATTACTCGCTTGTGTCGCAAAGTTTACAGATTCGTTACAACAGGCAGTTCAAAGCATTAAGGCGATACCAAGTCAAATTGAAAATGTGACAGTTGGTCAAGCAAGAATAATTGCTGATCAATTTGTTGGTGCGGTGAAAGAAGTTGAACAAGCTTCACAAATAGATTTCAACAACCAATCGAAAGAGATTTCACCGGAAATCTTATCATTTATAATTAACCCATCAGAATCTGGTGCGAATAATTTGATATCATATATAAATCAAAACACACCGAGTGCAAATGCTGCACTTGCAAATTCGACAGGTTCTTTAATGGAAAATTCTTCCTCACCCTAATAAATCATGGCAACAAGTACACAGAAACCAAAAGGCATCCTTGCATGGACAGAACCTGAATCTGCTGCGAACAGTGATTATCAGCCAGTATATCCATACAATAATATAACACAAACAAAGGGTGGGCATTCATTTGAATTGGATGACACACCCACACGTGAACGCATTCGTTTGCAACATAAGTCTGGAACATTCACCGAGATTCATCCAAATGGTGATGAGGTTCACAAAATTATTGGTGATGGTTATCACATCGTTCTGGGTGACCATAACATTTCCATTGGTGTAGATGATGGACAATTAGCAAAAAAATTAAACATCACTGTCAATGGTGATGCATATTTCTATGTCAAAGGTGATAAAGTTGAACAGATTGATGGCAGTGTTGAACAGTTCATTAAAGGTGATTTTACGCAAACTGTACAAGGAACACATACCGTTTCATCTTTTGGTAACATGAAAATCAATGCTGGTTCTAGTGTGAGTCTTGTGCCTGGTCTAGAAAGTAAACTGACAATTACTTCTAATTTTGTCGATATAAATGCAGATGTTGATATTGCTACAGGTCTTGTGGCAGAAAAAATAACATCAAGAGGAAGAATTGATTCGGGACCATTATCTGGCATTAGTGCTGGTGTGATGGGTTTCTATTCATTGACTGGTGGTGTTTCGATTGGATTACCAACACCACCGGTGCCAGCCACAATAATGTGTTCTGGACCAATCACATCTTTTTCCAGTGTGTCAGCACCACTCGGAACTTACGGCATCTCTGCATCACTGTTAGGATTTGACGTAATCAATACATTGGTTAGAAAAGTTCACACACATATCGCAAGAGGTGGTCCAACATCACCCCCTTTACAACCAGAAGTGAAAGCTTAAAGGAAATATATTATGTCTGGAGTATACGCTTTACTAGGATTCGACACCACAGATCCAATTGCCAATGGTGCAGTTGAACAATTGAGTCCATCTGTTCAAACGCAGATGAAAATGATGCCACAGTTGTTACAACCATGGCAAGAAACCGATTTGATATCAAATGAAACCGAACAATACTATTTAAATCCCACATCGAATACAATCAATGTTATCTGGTCAACAGCAAATACAATTAATAATAGATCGTTCGATTCAAATGGTTTTATAAATGTAACATTCAGCACTCCTGGTGTTTCAAATGTTATGGTCAGTGCATTGGCAGTTGCAAAAAATGTTTCACAAAACGTTGCAAACAGTTTTATGATTCACACAAATAGGATATCAAATGTGATACCTATGGATTTTGATGTTACGTCACCACATTACGAAACAGCGATAGGTTATGGCAAAATTATCATGTATATTGTCAATCAAACCGATAATATACAGAACAATTCACCTATGATTGGTAGTTTTTCCAGTCTTTTTGTTGCAAATACCTTGTCCGATTACTCAAATACGTTCGTTACAGTATCAAATCTTTACATAGGATCATTTGTTGGCAACGTTTCTTCGTTAAGTTTGTCTGATGCCAATGCATTTGCAAATGCTGCAAATCAAGTTTCGAATACGATGACAACCTATAGACAAAAAGACTTCGATTTCTTTGCAAATTCACAAATGGTTGTGGACAGATACAATAAAGTCAGTGAATTCAATAGAATTGGCCAGACGGAACTGTTCCTAATCAATGATTATATCGGAACACCAAATCTGAAGAGTAATTTGGCAAATACCATCAATAAGACTTAAAATTTCGAAATTTTTGATTCCGGCCCAAGAATTTTCTCCGATGAAACCAAAAGTCCAAAAAAGCATTTTACTTTTCGCACATAAATAAAAGATGACACAAACATTAAACAAACTATATTCGGACATAGATTTCACCTTCACCAGAGTGCCGGTGACTGGTGATGTTGCCGTTAGTTATGATTTTCAGGCTGTCACACGTTCCGTCAGAAATTTGTTGAGAACAAATAACTACGAAAGACCATTTAATCCTGATCTAGGTTCAAAATTAAATGCATTATTGTTTGAACCGATGACGGCTTTGACAGAAAATAATATAGAAAACGAAATTGCTCAGATGATCGGAGCCTATGAGCCTAGAGTAATTTTGCAAAAGGTGAACGTGGAAGCAGATGATGCCAGAAACGCCTACAATGTGACGATAAGTTTTTTCCTACAAAATGCTACCACACCAACATCAATAACAATCCTTTTAGAGAGAAACCGATAAATGGCTGGAGCAAATAGCAATATTCAGATAACAGATTTGGATTTTAATGATATTAAAAACAATCTGAAGAACTATCTAAAGTCACAAAACACTTTAAAAGACTATAACTTTGAAGGTTCAGCACTCTCTGTACTATTAGATATTCTTTCATATAATACGCAATACAACGCATATTATTTGAACATGGTTGCAAATGAGATGTTTTTGGACTCTGCAATTCAGAGAGAATCCGTTGTTTCGTTAGCCAAACTACTAAATTACACACCTAAATCTGCAATTGCACCTGAAGCTGTTGTTAACGTCACGGTGAATCAGGTCACAGATGCGTCACTGACACTACCAAAGAACACACCATTTCTATCTGAAAACATTGATGGTGTCAACTATAGTTTTGTTACAACAGATTCCACAACAGTTGCCGTTTCTGGTCAACGTGCATTCTTTTCGAATGTAAAAATAAAGCAAGGTGTTTCTGCATCAATCGCTTATGAAGTTGATTCTGCATCGAATCCAACGTATACATTCTCTATTCCTGACGAAAATGTCGATACAACAACACTGTTGGTATCCGTACAACAGTCCGTTTCAAATAGTGCATATGACATTTACACCAAGGCATCAGATGTTTTGTTGTTGAATGGTGATTCTAAGGTATATTTCTTACAAGAGGGTGTTAACGGCCTGTACGAAATTAGTTTCGGTGATAATCTATTAGGTAAACAACTTATCAATGGTAACATTGTCAATTTAAGTTATTTGACAACAGATGGTTCTGCCTCTGCTGGTGCGAATAGTTTCATTAACATGGATGCAATCAGTGGATTCTCTAATGTTGTTGTCGCATCTGTGCAGGCCACATCTTTTGGGCAAGATAAAGAAACTGTAGATTCTATAAGATTTCAGGCACCAAAATCTTTCTCTGCACAAAAACGTGCAGTTACCAAAGAAGATTACATCACAGCAATTCAACAGAACAATTTAGGTTATTCTTTTGATGCTGTCAACGTTTGGGGTGGCCAAGAAAATGATACGCCGATTTATGGGCAAGTTTTCGTTTCACTGAAACCAGCAGGTTCTTACAACCTAACACAACTACAGAAACAGAAGCTGATACAAGATGTTATCAAACCAATTTCTGTTCTGACAGTTACACCAACAATTGTGGATCCAGACTATACTTACTTGCAACTGACTGTAAATGTATTGTATGATCCAAACAAAACAAATCTAACCGCGTCACAAATCAAAACAAATGTGAAGAATGCGATTGCCAGTTTGGCTACAAGTCAGTTGAACACTTTCAATTCGACATTCAACATCACAAGTTTCAACAATGCGGTGAACAATGTAAGTCCAGCAATCATTACAAATGAAATCAGTCTACAAGTTCAGAAGAAATTCTTCCCAATTTTGACTGTACCAACAACATACAATCTATATTACGGAACAACACTCAAGAGAGGTATGTTCCAAAGTGGTATTAATTCATCACCAGCGATGCAATTCAGAGATCCAGACAATCTGTCAACGATCATTAATGGTGTACAAATAGAAGAAGTGCCATCATCAACTGGCGGTGTCGATTCAATTTCTATTATCAATCCAGGTTTTGGATATCAGAGTGCTCCAACAATTGAAATTCTTGGTGATGGTGTTGGTGCGACAGCAGAGAGTGTAATTTCTGCCACAGGTACACTAAAATCAATCAATGTGATAAACAAAGGTTCGGGTTACACAAGTGCCATTGTTAAAATCACACCAAAATCAAATGATACGACTGGACAATTGGGTGCTGCAACAGTAAATCTTGAGGGTCGTTATGGTACATTGAGATCGTTCTACAATAATAATGAAAACGTTAAGATCATATTGAACAATTCGGTTGGCCTTGTCGATTATAACTTAGGTATAATCACACTGGAAAACTTCAGCCCTTATGGTGTACAGAATGATCTTGGTCAATTGACGATTTCTGCAAATCCAACAACATCG